CCTGACGGCGCGAACGGTCGGAACGGCCGGAAACGGGATCGCGACGACTGAAACCTTCACGGGCGGGACGAACGTCTTCGACGCGGCCACGCTCGGCACCACGACAGCCGGGACCGACACCTTCGGCCGGATCTCGGCCTTCCCGACAGCCGGGTCGAGCGACTCGAGCGGTTCGCCTCTGGCCTTTTCTGCTCACGGGCAGATCGAATTCACGTCAGCTGAAAACGGGCTGCTGCTCGTTCCCTCCGGGGCCGTGACCTCGGTCCGCTACACACTCGCAATGATCGACTCAGTCGGAAACTTCGGAAACCTCGGACGATAAAGAGCAATGGCCTTAACGCTCACAGTCGAAGACGGGACCGGGCTCGCGGGCTCGAACAGTTACGCGACGGTCAGCGAGGCCGAAGCGTATCACGAGGGGCACGTCGACGCGTCAGTCTGGACTGCAGCCACGAACCAGAGGCATGAAAAATCACTCGTCCACGCGACCCGCACGCTTGACGCGATGACGCGCTGGCTGGGGGATCGCAAGCTTTCCACTCAGGCGCTCGCGTGGCCCCGCTACAACGCGATTTTCGACGGCGTGGAAGTGTCCTCTTCCATCGTTCCCCAACCGGTCAAGAACGCGACGGCCGAGCTGGCCCGGCTGCTACTCTCGAGCGACATCACGGCTGATCTCGATCAGAACCTGATCAAGAGCCTGAATCTAGGAAAGGGAGCGCTCGAGGTGGAATTTAAAGATCACAGAGACAAGGCCCGGATCCCGGCCAACGTCGGCGAGCTTCTGCTCGGTCTGGGCCGCATATCGGGCGGGGGCTCTGGTATATCAACTCGAACAGTCAGAAGAATCTGATCATGGGTCTAGATCTCCGAAGCTTAGCAGCCAGCGCCTTCTCTATCGGCAAGAGTCTGGCCGATCAGGCCTTCGAGGCTTGCACGGTCAGGTTCGACCCGACGACGACGCCCGACCCGGTCAACAATACGACGACCGTCGTTTGGGGGCATGAATTCGCAGCCATTCAGGCGCTTGGATATGAAGACTCGGACGAGCGCAAGGATCGTCAGTCAGCCAAAGCTATTAAAACTTGGCTGGTAGATCGCGCTGACATCGTCGCAGCCGTCACGGCCATCCCTGACGTATTGAATCAGCAGGCACAGCTCGAAGACGCGTCTGGCGTCATCTGGGAAGCCTACCGGGTCGAATTTGATCCTTCACGATCAGTTATTCTGCTATTCTGCGAATCATGAGTAACGCGGCAAACATCCAAGCGTTCAACGTAGACCTTGACCAGTTCGCGAAGAAGTTAAACGTCAAGCTCGAGACGGCCGTTCAAAGGCTGGCTCTCGACGCCTTCAACCGGCTGACGAAACGGACGCCTGTCGACACCGGCCGGGCCCGGGCCAGCTGGACGATCGCAACAGGGAAGGCTTCGGACCGGATCCCGGGAGAGGGGAAGCAGGAGCCGAAGGGCGACGCGTCGGCAGCTGCATCGATCGACGGGACCGAGCAGGTCTTCATCACCTCGGCGCTTGATTACATGAAGTATCTAGAAAAGGGATCCAGCAAGCAGGCACCGGTCGGAATGGTAGCGATCACGCTCGCAGAGATTGAAGCCGAGATCGAAATCATCCTCGCAGGAATAGCAGACTAAAAACGATGGCCACGAGAAACGAACACGAGACAGCCCGGAAAGAGATCATGACGCGAGTTAAAGCAGCTCTCGACGCTGAAGCGATCACGGCCGTCGAATGGCCGGGCATGCGATTTGAGCAGCCGAAGGCACAGCCATGGTATCGAGTCGGCATTCAGGCCGGGCAAGCCCAACCGGCAGCCCTTGGTCCGCAGAAGTTAAACCGGACGCCTTTTGTCGTCTTCCTGCAGATCTTCCTTCCGATCGAGAACGCTCTCGGAAACGCTGCAGCCTATGAAGCAGCCGACGCGATCGGGGCGCTCAACAATACGAACCAGACAAGAACCGACGGCACGAGCGGCACGCGGGCCGACGTGAAATTCAGAGTCGCCAGCGCGCCCAATTTTGTAGGGAAAGACGGGACGTTCATTCAATACAACGTCGAGCTTCCGGGATATTACGACGCGCACCCGGGGACGCTGGTCTAGTTATTGACAAAAACCGGCATGGGGGCGTCTTTTACTTTCGAGAACGGCCTCGAGAGTTAAATCTGGCAGCCTAGCAATTCAAAACCATGTCAGACGCCAATACTTCCAGCCTTGCATTCATCGCAGAAACCATCCCCGGGACGACTCCAGCTTCGCCCGATCTGACTCTTCTTCGCTACACTGGAGAAGATCTCAAATTCGAAAAGGAGTCGGTCCAGAGCCAAGAGATCCGAAGCGATCGACAGATCCCTGATCTGGTGAAGGTTCATCAAAACCCGACAGGAGGCTTCAATTTCGAACTATCGTATGAGCCCTTCAAGACTTGGATCGAGGCGGCCATGTTCACGACCCTGAACACGGTCGACATCGACGCTCTCTCGGTCGCCTTCGACGACGTGGCCGACACCATCACGGCGACGGCCGGCGACTTCGACGACGTAACGGTCGGCATGCTGCTGAAGATCTCCGGAGCTGCCGACGCCGGAAACAATGGCCTGAAGCGGATCATCGCAAAGAACGCCGACGGCTCGGTCCTCACAACCCGGTCGGGCGAGATCGCAACGACCAATGGGAGCGACACGGCCAACTTCGACGGGCTGGTCGCAGTGAACGGAACGACCAAGAACGCAAAGACGTTTGAGAAGAAGATCATCAATCAGAACGGAGCAGACTTCTACCAGACCTTCACAGGCATGCTTTGCGACACTCTTTCGCTTTCGATTTCCGCCAGCGAGATCGTCACCGGCTCGGCCCAGTTCATCGGACAGAGCGCCACAGTCAGCGACGACACGATCGACCAAGACTCGACTTATACGGAAGCGCCCGACAGCGACATCGTAAACGGAACTAACAACTTCGGGAACCTGACTTACAAGGGGCTCGCCGCAATTGAAAAATTCATGTCGATTTCGCTCGATCTGGCTAACAACCTGCGAGGGAAGCGGGCGCTCGGCACCGAAGGGAATTTCGACGTCGGGACCGGAACCTTTCAAGTGACCGGCTCGATCAACGCCTATTTCCTCGACAACGATTGGCTGACCGACGTCCAAGATCACAATGACTTCGCTCTCGAATTCTCAATCACCGATCCAGACGGCAACGCAATGTATTTTTGGCTGCCACGCTGCAAGTTCAACAGCGGCGACCCAGTGATCGAAGCAATCAACACCGACGTCATGATCGACGCGCCATTCACGGCCATTCGGGACGACTCCAGCGCGACAGGGACCGGGATCACGATGGCTGTCGACTTCATTCCGGCCTAAAAAGTTTCTCGTCTGGTTGCGAGAATTCACGACAAGGGGAAGCGGCAGTCGGGCAACCGGCTGTCGTTTCTTTTTTGACTCTTTGGCAAAACTCTGAAATGGTCCAGCTCATGGACTTGTCAGAACTACAGACCGACCAGAAGGCAGCTCTCGAAGGGAGCTGGATCCAATACGATGACGCGAAATTCCTCATTCGTCACACCAACACCAAAGAATACCGAAAGGCGATCCAGCGAGCAGGAAAAGGCAAAGCGCCTTCGCAGCTGCGGAAGTCGGTCGAGGCCCAGACAAAATTCGGGATCGAAGTAATCGTCAACGCTGTTTTACTCGACTGGCAAGGCCTGACCAAGGACGGGAAAGATTACCCGTTCAACAAAGAGAACGCGATCGAGCTACTCACGCTTAGCGAAGCCCTTCGAAACTTCATCGCCGAAGAGGCACAAGAGGTCTCGAACTTTCAGAGGGAGGGCGAAGCGGACGACGCCGCTGCCGTAAAAAGAAAGGGTTGAGTGGGACCTGCGATTTGGGGACAAGCTTGAGCACTTGCAAGAGCTAGAAGAGAGCGGCCGGGAGGTCGCAGCGCTTACGAGCTGCCCCGAGATCGGCCCGCACCTGCAGCCCGTCTATGAGGCCTTTTGGCTGCTTTCGAGCTGTCGCCGGTGGCTCGGCGCGGGCGATACGATGGTCCCATGCTGCCTCGCACCGGCTGATGTGATCCCTTTTGCTTTAGAATTTGGAATCGATCCAATTCATTTTTTACGTGTTACCCGTCAGGCCGATGAGTTATATCAGAAGCACCATCTCGAGAAGGTGAAGAATTCAGGCAATGGACATCGCAAAGCTAGGGGTTGAGATTGACCCGAGAAACGCCGCAAAAGGGGCCGACAGGATCGAGCGAGAACTCGACGATATTGGACGCTCGGCAGACAAGAATCTCGGGAAGATCGACAAAGGATCCCGGCAGGCGGCGCGGTCC